ATAGGAATAGCAATCTTACCACGTACCGGAATTTCCCGCCCTTGCTCATCGAAGGTGTTCATTTTTGGACTATTCATTACATTACTCTCCTTCCTGCCCGTTTAGAAACCATGCGTCGGGCTTGAATTGAATGACTGACCATGCACCAAAGCACATCATCAGTTTGAACAGCGTGAATACGCTTACTCGGATTACAAGTTACAAAGTCCGAGTTGAGATCAGGTTCAGCAGCGAGAAGACGAGCAAGATGATAATGGTTCAATGTGTCACGGAAATCTGCCGCGATCGTAGAAGGAATATGACGATACTCCGCATAGCGATCTTGAAAGCCGAAACCATCGTTAGGAGCAGCAGCAGCGGCATACACTTCCTTGTTAAGAATTTCTTGAGAGCCTACATCCTCAAGTTCTTTTTGCCAGTAGTCCTCTTTCACAGTTCTTGACCACATGCGATTGAGACCATCAGCATACATCGTGCGAGGACGAAGAGACATGAGAGTAATAACGAACCCATGTTCCTCAATGAATTTACGATACCGCCGTGTTTTAATAGCAGCGATACCATGACCCTTGAGACGACCTACGCCTTCATCATCAGAAGCATCAGGACCAGTTTGAAGTATTTCAGAGAAGGTAATAACAGACTTACCACCACCGAGATATTCAGGAGACTGAAGGCGAGCATCAGAAGAATTAACACCAAGATACTTGAGATACTCAGAGTAACGAGCACCATACAAAGCGCGAGCTTCCTTGTACCGCTGAAGAGCAAATGCCATACGAACATCATTAATTGACGCACCAGTAGCATTAGACAAATCAGCAAATACATGCAGATGACCACCAGCAGCACCAGCATCAGCAAACCACTTACCAGCAGCAGCTAACGGTGAAGCATGTGGATATGTTGCAGCATCATCACCGCCATCTGTAACATCTTGACTACCACTATCATCAAAAGGTGCAGTAGAACCAATACCGCGGACAGGAGCCTCGTCACCAAGTGGAATAGTAACATCATCACCGCGCTGAGTCCACGGACGCGCAGCAGTAAAATAATCCTTCTCCCACGCGACATTCTGAACAACAGTAGAATCTTCGTCAACAGCAGTGACTAGATCCTGATCACGGTAATACTCATTGAAAATCATGTTGTAAGCACGAATAGGCAAAGCCGAGGGAGTAAGCCCCGCAACAATAGGCACACCCATGTAATCAAGCAAGTAACCTTTCCCATGATTCTGACCAGCACCTTCGATGTCAGTAGTAATGGTAGGAGGCACAGAGACATCATTCCCAGTTTGACCACCAGTGATAAAATCCTCCCAGGAATCCCACAAGATACGATTTGGAACGAACCAATGATGGATACGAACTTGAACCGGATGCATAACCGGAGCAACCAACGGAGAGACACGAATCAAAGCAGAGCTTGACTGTTGAATAGTGTCACCGGGAAGAACTTCAGTAATACCAACCGGAACGAGTTGACCCATGTCCATCGTACACAATTTGTAATTCGATAAAGCATGTTTTGAACGCTTCATAGACTTCTTTCTCCTTTCCCTCGATTAAATGACTCAATCCATTGAGCCTTGTTTTTTGCATAAAGTCGTTTCTGTTTACGACCTGCATCGTCGTCTTTCAAATACTCCTGCAAAGCGAGATACTTTAAAATGTCCTCTGGGCATTTTCCATCCCATCCTACAGATTCACGTATTTTCCTACGCAAATAGCGATCAAGAGGGAGATGATTGCCAGCAACCCGAATACATAAGGGGACGTCACCAGAATCAACCAAATGATCACAGCCACTCTCAGTAGTGAGGACGTTTGCAATTTCTTCAACAGCATCACCTCCTATTCCTGGCCTTCTCGACATACGAGCGAACTCCGGATACCGACCCATCAAGCGAGGGTCTGTAGAGTTTCGCATATTCTTGAGCTGATATTTTGCGACATACGATACAGACTGCTTCGTAACGGTCCCAATGTGGACATGTCCCAATGTCCAAGTACGGGCCACGGCAGGCAAAGAGGGTAGCCCAAAAATCAATACGTGATAATGAGGTCGCCATGTTTGATCACCATACTCGCCAGCCGCGTAATATCGAAATTTGAGCGGCTCGACAGCCTTCCTCAAGCGTTTGAGATAAAGTACCAAATGCCGTGGAACCAGTGTTGCGCCTTCTGGTAGATGTTCCTGATCGTATGTCAGAGTTACAAAGAGACTCGACTGGTGCATCTTGCTTTCGAGCATCAGCCGAGTTTCCCATTTCCTTTGTTTGTTTATTCTGCATGGTATACATTGACCACAGCCATATTCAGCCAATCCTTGGCGATAAGGTTTTAAGCATTTCACATTCGATAGCCGATCCTGAGACCGCGGCCTCTACGGCCTCTCCTTCCACTCCGACGACGACCGCCGCCGAATGAGCGTTTGAATGATCTACGACGACCAAATGAGCGTCTTCTCATAATATCACCTCCTTTCTGATGGACTTGTTGCTAAGTCCTGTGACGGATATGTCTTTTTGTACTTCTTCGGCGGAGGACCACCGAACATTCCTTTGAAAGCTTTTTTATACCAATCCTCACCGTAGTACGATTGATTGTGAGCAAGAATAATCAACTTATCATACCACGACGCTTCCGACCAACTCTCGAACCAACCTTCTTGACTATACGGCATGCGAATCGGTACACCATTCGACAAATAATACCGATTCCAACCGGGAAGAAAACCAGCAGTCATTGATCTATCATCCAAAGACGCCGAAGTTAACTGAGAAGGTTTTACTTCGATTTTACCTTGCAATGAATCTGAAAACTGTTCTTTCTCCGTGACATTGAGAGGAGGCATACCCGGCGACCCTTCATTACGAGTTCTTGCCGATAAGGAATCATAGTAACCGGAGCGTGCATCATTTTCTTTTGTTTGCGACTCAATGAGCTTAAGCTGAGCGTCATCCATTTCATCCTGTTTGCCCATTGCAGAAGCAACAGCGCGAGAGAATCCTTGTCCTGCTCTTGAGAGCCCTGGACCGATGTCTGCACCGCCACCACCGGCACGAGAAGGGATAACAGAAGCAGCTGCACCTGAACCACCCAAAGCGTAGAGCGGATGAATACCCGAATCAATAGCGTCTTGAATCTTCCACGATAGTCCATGTTGAGCAAACTCCTTTTGCATGTCATAGTTTTTCTGCCACATCATTTGGTCATAATCAAATCCCTCATGACGAGCAATACGATTTTCATCTTTTGCAGCCCATGCTTGACCCATGCCGGACATGCCTTCAACAATACCACTTATTAAACCAGCCCATCCTGACATTGTAACACCTCAGCATTTAATGCGAGATTTCCAATCATGACGATATGAACCGGCACCAGAGCCGGGGGAACGTCTTCGACCAACGCCAGCCACACGAAGCGCGAAAAGCACCTGTTGACGAACATAACGCGCCTTGCAGATTGTACGTTTGATTGGATTATACTTCTGGTAACGAGTAGGAAATTGAAACCTGCGAGTTGCAGGGAACCGCCCTCTTGTCGGTATCTCGGAGTCTACCGGAGGGCCATAGTCTCTTATCAGTTCATCCCTGATAGAGGAAAGCGAACGCTCGCCGCGTCGCCAAAGCTCGAAATTGTGTTGCATTCGAGCGTCAGACAAGGGGTCGTCATTGAGCGGGTCGTCAATGACATCTGGAAGGGGCAATTCCGCGAGGTAATTAGACGATTTTGGTACGTCGCCCTTCCTATTTGACCTTGTCATTATTCACCTCGATGTGAATGTGAGTGACCTCATCTATGGCCTGCAGGCCAAGCTGAGAGGCGTAGAGCATGAAATCAACGACCGGAACACCGGGACTTGGAACAACATCAACGGCAAGACCTACGAGATGATATGAACCATCCATGCCGCCTACAGCGCGGTTTCGCTCGGGTGTACGAAACCATGAAGTTACTGAAAACGAATACCGTTCACGAAGCTCTCTTACGGATCTGCAAAACATCAAAAAGTCAACCGTATCTTGAGTAGAATATGTCATAAGAATGTCCTTTTGTCAAGAAAAAAGGTGTCAGTTAGCACAGTAGCCATCAAGTAGGCTACTGTGCTTTCTGACGGTTTTTTCGGGCAGCGCGCCCGAAGCTATCGCTTACGACCAGCTTTTAGAGAGGGAGGCCGGACAGTTCGTACTTGTCCCGAAGCCATTTTGCTACCCCCTGAATTATCGGAGCCAGCATCATCGCCACCGGCTCCTGGGTCTTCCAAGCCAGCGCTCCCGCTATCAGTATCGACAGCATCGAGCGACCTATCCTTTTTAACATCGCTTCCATCTTTGTCACCTCCTTCCAGTGTATAAGGTTGAAGAGCACGCTCTTCTTGAAGCTCAGTCATTTCATGAGGAGATTTAAAATCAACATCATCATCAACATCGAAATCATCAGACTCCTCGAAAGTTTCATGGCCAGCAGCAGCGGCCATATTTGAAGCCTCAATACGGATGAATCTGCGAATCTGTTCTTGTAACGAAGGCGGAGTATGGAAACCGATAGGAATAGCAATCTTACCACGTACCGGAATTTCCCGCCCTTGCTCATCGAAGGTGTTCATTTTTGGACTATTCATTACATTACTCTCCTTCCTGCCCGTTTAGAAACCATGCGTCGGGC